GGGGAATTGGTCGGGGTAATCAAGTTCTTCGCGGGGATCTGGTTGAGGAGGATTCGGTACCCGTGGAGCAGATTATATCGTTGGATCAATCGTTGGGAGGTCGAGCCGGTGAAGCTCCCGGGAGTGGGAAGCGTGGAGGACGTTTCTAGGTGTCTTCGGGCGGTCCAGTACAAGCCGGACGACTATCGGTCGATGTGGGACGCGATCGAGGACCCGAGGCAAGTATGGAAGAGGAAGGCCGGGGATTGCGACGGATCGAGCGTCCTCGCGGCCGCCCTGACGAAGGCCCTCTTTCCAGGGACGAGGCCGGTCCTCCTCACCGTCGTGTCGAGGAATTTCGCGAGGTCCCACACGGTCTGCGTGTACGAGAAGGAGGGGCACCTGTGGGAGATCTCGAACTGGCACCGAGCGGCCCCGAAGGGTCCGTACCGAAACAAGGAGGAGATCGCGACGTCGGTCGCGTGGAGGACCAGGGCTCCGATCGTTTGTTGGGACGTGGTGGATCCGGAGACCCTAGAGCAGTTGGAATTTCATTCGTGAAAGGAGGAACGAAATGGGAGAGCAAGTTTTGATTTACATTCTGGAAACGATCGCCGGACTGATCGGGATCATGGTGATCTGGGGGCTTCACAAGCTCGAACGAAAGCTCGGGTTCGACGTGCAGGAGAAGGAGGAGGAGAAGCTCCGCCGAATCGTCGTGGAAGGAGCTCTCGCGGTCGAGGAATGGTCTTTGAGAAAGCTCAACATAGACGGGGTAAAGGTCCCCCCGATCGCGAAAGCCTCGGCCCTTAAGGATTACGTTTTGAGGAGGGATCCGAAAGCCGCGGTCGAGAAGATCGGGGACGTCGCGGACGCAGTGCTTCCGTCCCTCGGGTTGGGGCTCCTCGGAAAAAAACTGGCGGCCTCTCCCTCGAAGCCGGACTCTGGGGAGTAGGGGCGACGATCGGAAAAGAGTTCGGCAGGTTTTCGGTCGGGGTATCAGGAGGAACCGACTGGAATTTTGAAAATTATTCGGTTGGTGGTAAACTGAAGGTGAGGTTCTGACGTGATCGAGTGGAAGGAAATCATAGTCCATCATAGCTTGACCAAGGACGGCCAGACCGTAAATTCCGAGGCCATCCGCCGTTACCACGTCGAGACCCTCGGTTGGGACGACGTCGGCTATCATTTCCTCGTCGAGAAAGTACGAGGTCTTTACGTCGTCGTTCCGGGCAGAAGCCTCGGACGAGTCGGGGCCCATACCAAGGGAAGGAACGAAGAATCGATCGGGGTTTGCCTCGTCGGAAATTGGGACGAGGAGCTCCCTCCAGTCCAAGCCCTCTTGAAGCTCGAGGATCTCGTCCTCGGACTCTGCTCGTTTTTCTCGATATCGGCGACGAGAATTTATCCCCACAACGAATTCGCTCCGAACAAGAGTTGTCCGGGAAGACTCTTCCCGATATCGTCGTTCTCCCACGAGATCTTTAAGCTGCAGCAACTAAACGCTACGGTGAAAGATCTCCTGAAGGAACGTGTGTCGTGGCGCTCCTGAAGGACTACATAACTGGGTTTCGGCTTTCTCCCCACCAAACCGATCCGACGTTCAAGGTCGTGATCGATCCCGGACAGTGTCGAGGAGACGACGACGCGAACGACATAATCTCGAGTTCCGAATTGGTCGTGAGTCTCGAGGTTTCCGGGGAAGGAGGTCTCGACCAGGGGAGCGAGGCGCCGAGCACGTGGTACTACGTCTTCGCGATCTATGATCCTCCGAACAAGTACGCCGGACTTTTCTCGACTTCGAAGACCTCCCCGGTCCTCCCGAGCGGATTCACGATCAAGAGAAGGATCGGGGTCGTGAGGAACGATTCGAACTCGGATCTAATCCCATTCATCCAAACTGGAAAAGATAGACGAAGGGACTACTTGTGGGACGTCTCCGGGATAGATCTCGTCGTGCTCAGCATGGGAAACTCCATTGAATGGGCGACGATAGATTGCTCGAGCCTGGCCCCCCCAGTCGCCGAAATTCTAAAGGTATCGGCCGGCTTTAGAACCAGACCGGGAAACGGAAGCGATTGGATGGAGCCTCCCCCTTCTCCCCCGAGCGACAAAGCGTGGCTCGCGCCGTACGGAAAAAACGCGGAGGTAAACTTCTGCGCCGGAAGCTGCAACCCGGAGATGAGCTGCAGCGTCCCGTTCGATATTCATTGCGATTCAAGCCAGAGATTGAAATACAAGGTCGACTCCGACTCCAATCAGCTCACGATAGCCGTGAGGGGATTCGAGGATGAAGTTTAACCTTTTCAAGGGGGATAAAAAAATGGGAGGGGAACGAAAAGGAGCTTTCGGGATAAACGACCTCCAGGGAATATTCAAGGCCGTGGGGGCATTCACGATCCTAATAGTCGCCGTATACCTCGGGTTCCAGAAGGCCGAAAGGATCTTCGCTCCGGAGAATTCATGCTGCGCGTTGGCCAACGAAGCGAAGGAAGACGTGGGTGAACTCGACAGAAGGCTTGACGGCCAGGAGGAGATCACCGCCAAGATTTCCGAAGACGTGACGAAAGTTTCCAGAGAAGTTGAAAAGTTAAAAGAATCAGTTTCGGAAATAGAGACGAGCTCGAAGGTCCTCGCCAACGAAAGCAAGAACATCAAGGAGCAGACGAGGAAAATAGAGGATTCGGTCGACCAACTTCAGAGGGATCAGATCGAATTCCAAAAGGAATTGATAGAAATCTTGAAAGAGAAGAGGTAATGATGATAAGGAGAAAATTATTTCAAGAAACGTTCTATCAGGCCGCGAGGAGACTCCGGGCGATGTATCTGAAGCGATGCCGAGAGTGCGGGACCCTCGAAGTTCCCTCTAAAAAGGCGAAACTCGAGTGGATGCAATCGCAGATAACTGAATCAGAGAAGATCGATGAGATTGTTCGAACCAGGTAGGAAGATCTCGTTCGTCGCGAAGAGAAGGACTGACAACTCTCCTTTGTCGAGTGGAGATACTAGCGTAATGGCGTCATTCATGGACCTCGGGCTCCCTGGAACGTACTGGAACGGGGTCATTTGGACCGATCAAGTCGGCGAGATAAAATTAAACGCGAACTATGAGGGCGACGGAATCTGGAGTGTAGATACCCCGGGCGTATCCCCGCCGAGTGGATCGTGGTACCTTCTGGTAAGGTTTTCCGATACCGGGAACCTCGCGATTCCAGACGGAGGGGTTTATAATTATTGGCTTCCTAAAGCTAAGATCGAGGGGATAAGGTAATGAGAACTCCGCTCCCGTTCGTCCTCGAGACGATACACTGGCACGTTGATAAGGCGAACGGGGATAATTCTAATTCAGGACAGACCTCAGAAGAGCCGGTAAAAGACATACAAGAGATCCTCGATCGGGCCCAAGGGTACTATAACTACGGCGGTTTTCCATCGGGGATCACGGTTCAGAATTCGAGATGCATGTACCCGAACCCGACTGGAACCGGTACTCCGTTCATTTTCAATTGGGACGTTCCCGGCGACGGGTATCTTTATCTGTGGTGGCAATTCGACGTCGGTTTCGGGTTCGCCATGGACTCGTTTCCCGGACCGAAGGTGAAGCTCGCCCTCGACTCTGGATACCAAACGGTTTGGCTGTACGACGGGATCTTGAAGCTCAGCGATTCGAGATACATTCCGCTCTACGGGATTCAGGTTACGGTGAATACGGGTTCCTCTTATTGGCCTTCTTCGGGATACTCCGATATTTCGGCGGCGCCAGTCAATCCTCTCTCAGAAATCTATAAGTATAAGCGACACGTGATCCACGTGAACGGCGCGTGGTTCGAGGAAAATATCCAGATAAGAGGAAACTTCGCCTTCGAGGGACAAGGAACTTCTTTCGGAATTCCGTTCCTGTTTTCCATAGTCGGCCTCCAACATTCCGAATCGACGATCGTCGGTGATCTTCCATGCAGGCTGCCGCCTATCTGTGTTATAAGCGGAAGTATCCTCATGGACGGGTTTAATTCCGGGACCTTATGGGGAACCGGGGGGTCCACATTCCTTTCAGCCGGCATCTCGGAGGGAGACACGACGATCGCGGTTGATTCGTTGAAGTCGATCGGGATAAGTATCCAGGCCGGAAATCCTCTCATGTTCGGAGATTCGCTTGATTTCCCGGAGCTCTCGACAGTTAATTGGAGCACTACTCCGAAGGCCTCCGGGAGCTCTCTGCTCGAACTAACCCAAGATCACTTGAAGCTCAGCGGGACGAACGCCTATAATAATTTCCCATCGTCGGGGAACATCTCATACCTTATGCTCCTTGGTTTAGTAGAGTTCAAGATAGAATACGATTCGATCTCCCTCGTGGACGGAGGATCAAACTCCCAAATTAACTTCACTACGCCACTGTCGGCCCACGTCGTGAATCAATTGAACTCCGCTGGCTCCCCTGACTACATAATTCCTCTTGAAAAAATCTTCCTGACGAACCCGATCGAAAACGACTGGCCGGAAAACACTCCGGTATGCTATTTCTCCCCGCCATCGATCAACTTCGGTTTCGGCGTCCAGAGTGAATTTAGAAAAAGTAGTCTGTGCTCGTCTCAGGCTGGAATTATAATTCAACCGACGATCAGTCTATACTTCGCCTTGAAGCTGATCACCGGACTCTGGGATATAAAATTCAACGACCGCTCCTCGATCATTACCACCGGAGACGGGTCGTGCGCGATCGCGAAATGGCCGTTGGTGCACCAGCGGATTCTCTTCGACGAGGCGTACATTCTCATGCTCGGGAAGGGACACTTGTACGGTACATTTCCGTGGAGCCAAGAATACCCGATCGGATCCGGAACCTATCTGGAAATGGATTATCCTCCGCTAACCAGACTCGACCTGTTCACCAGAAGCACGTTCGTGTATCTGAACGACGGGGAAATCTCGGACTTAATAAGGAAGGAGTCGGGAACCCCGGATCTCAGGACCCAGTTCAAGCGCTGCATGTTCGCGGAGACCACGATAGAAATAACGGAAGTGATAAAGAAAATCCTCCTCGGGGAATTATCAGAGGATACCCTCGACTTTAATCTATTCATAGACCCAAACACTTACCCAGAGGGAACCTCTAATAAGGATCCGGCTCCGATGTCCAACCCGGACGAGTACCTCGCCGGGGGCGCGCTCGTTCCGAGCGAGGTAGCCGGAGGAAACGCGTTCGAAATCTTAGTCGAAGAATCGGACCATACCCCGATAATCGGAGCGGTCGGAACGATTTGGAATTCGTCGTTGACCGTAAGAGTCGAGGCAGCAGAGTCCGACGCTGATGGAAAATTGTATTTCACAGCCGATGACGGAACGTATAAGCTAATGGTCCATAAGAGGTCTGACTATTCATTCCCGAACCCGATCGAGCTCGTGGTATCGAATAACCACCCGTCCCCGACCTCGGTCGTAGGAACTCCGATCCCGCCGACTAGCGAGATTATAGAAACACCATAAGAGGAAGAAATGGGAATCAAGGAATTTTTCGGAATCAAGACGAAGACTAAGAGCGAATCACTAGAGATCCTCGGTAAAAAGATAGCGGACCTGGAGGAGCAAAACAGGATCCTGAGGATAAGGGGGCTTCAACCAGGGGCTCCGTCAAAATTCGCCGGAACGAGAAAAATAGGGTTAATCCCGTTTTCCCTAATTAAGCAAACGTACCAAGAATGCTCAGCGGTGAGGGCTTGCGTCGAAACTCTCAGGCAGATAATATCGACCCAAGAATGGGAAGTGATCGGGAGGGGAGAATCGGTCGATCAAGAGCACGTCGACATAGTGACAGATTTACTGGAGAACCCGAACGCAAATAATGAATCATTTCAGCAAATGATATCGAAGATCCTTCTCGACATATTGCTTTACGACGCTGGGGTGATAGAGAAAGTCCGTAATGAAGAAGGCCAGGTCATAGAGCTCTTTTCTAGAGATGGATCCACGTTTACCCCGGAGGGAGACCAACACGGGATGGTTGAAAAATACACTCAAAGAGTGAGCGGAAAGAGGACCGTGATCTTCGATCCGAAGGATATAGTTTACGTCATGCTTAGCCCGCAGAACGATAGCTACTTCGGGATGCCGATAATGGAAAGCATAGTGAACGAATCGGCGGCCCTCCTCGATTCCTCCGCCTTTATATCGGACACTTTCTCGAAGGACGAGATTCCGCCAGGAATCGTCGCTTTCGAGCACGCCGACCAGGACGAAGTCGACCGATTGAAGGAGCAGTTCAAGATGGACGCGGGGAAGTATCACCACATGATCAAGTTGGTCGCGAACGTCGGAAAGATGGACTGGCTTCAATTCAAGAGGCCGGCTCGAGACATGCAGCTGACCGAACTCTCGACGAGGCTAGATAAGATAATTTACCGGAACTTCTACTTATCGCCGACGACCATGGGAGTCACGGAAGGAGTACCGAGGGCGACTGCCGAGGTTCAAGAGGAGATCACGTATCGGAAAATGATTCGTCCGGTATCGAAATTAATTTCGTACTTTATCAACACTCAGATTATTTGGAGCGACTTCTTCCGCGACGTGAAGTTTCGATTTATTATCGAGCAGCCGAGGCACTCGCTCGAGTTCGCTAAATCGGCTTCGGTCTTCGTTCAGTCCGGGATCAAGACTATAAATGAAGTGAGGGATTCCGAGCTCGGAATGGAGCCTATCCCGGGCGGCGATGATCCGTTTTTAATCATAGGGAATCAGATGATCCCGATAGCACAGAAAAAACTCCCAGAGGAAGTTTCGAAAAAGAAGGCGCCGAAGGGAGCGGTTAGGAAGCTAGAGGTGAGGCCGATTCCACTAGAGGGCGTGAAAACCTTTGACGTGAAAGCTCTCGAGAAATTGAAGATTGAATATTACGACGAGATCGAGAAGTTTTGGCAGATCATGAAGGAGCGGGTCGTAAGAGATATGAAGAAATCCTTCGTCCAAAAGGCGGTCGGACCGAATCAAGCCGTGATTAACCAGACGCGGGAACTTATCGAAGCGAACTTGCAAAAGTTCTCTAACAAATGGCGTGATCTTTCCAAGAAATATTACTCTTCATCGATGGAGATCGGGATCTCCGGGGGAGTGAAGCTAGTCGGGAAACCGAGCGTACTTACCAAGGCCGAATTCGATACGCTCTTGAACGACCTCGTCGTGAAGAACGAAGCATTCGTGAAAAGTAACTTGATAAAGGACGTCAGAAGTAATCTTCGGGCCGCCCAACTATACGAATACGAAAATTGGGAAGACACCACCTCAGCGGTCGTGCACGCGCTCGAATCGGAGGAGTTTCGCCTCGGAAGATACGCGACGAGTCTTTGGGGTTCTGCCCACGAGGCAATGCACGAAGAATTGAAAAGGCAAGGGTACAAGAACGTAAGTTGGATAGTTACCAGTGGAAACCCGTGCGAGGATTGCGAGGCGATAGCGGTTGGAAACCCGTACAACACCGTCGAGGAGATCGGAACAGTTCCAGGGGCCGGGGAAACCAGATGTAGCGGGAATTGCCAGTGCCTGCTTAGCTACGAGGTATAGGAATGAAAGAACAAGGAAAAGGTAATCTGATCGAGAAAATCGAAGACGTCGGATCGTACGACCCGAAGAAACAAACCGACGCTCAGCTTCGAGACGATTGGAGGATCGTGACGGCTTGGTATTCCACCATACTCGAAGGAAAGGAGTTTAAGCATACCAAAGACGAAGTGGAAGAGATCGCTTCAAAGATCGTACTTGAAATCTGGAGGAGAGGCGCGGCGAAGTTGAGGCCGAGACCGGGAAGGGGAAGACTCCTCTTCGCCATACTCCCGAGGATAATTTCCGACGGGATAGAAGTAGACAAGGAGACCTTCGAGGAAATCGTCGCCAAAGACTTCGGGAGAGTAGAACTAGGTGACGGAGATCATCCGGTCGGAAAGCCGGTATACGTGATAAGCGAAGACTTGATAAGAGGAATCTTCACATTGATCGGGGAATCGAAGGAAGAACCGGGATACTTCGACTATCAACTCAACGCGATAATCGAGCCTGGGCTGGAATACAAGTTCGAAAGCGAAGAGGAGATAGAATCTATAACCCCAGATGTTTTGAGAAACCTGAGCGACGAGGAACTAATGTCACTCTCTAGCCAACTCCATTTTTCATTCAGCCTCAACCCGGTCGGAAGAGAGCGAGAAGCTATTTTGAACGCCTATTCATTCCTCGTCTCCGAGTTAGACGAGAGAGGAATCGAAGACCAAATCTTCGACAGACTAGTCGAAGAATGGGAAAAGCTGAGCAAAGTTCAATCTGATCTCCTCAAGATCCTCGAAGACATGCCTGATTTTATTTATATCCAAAACTACGTGAGCCTCGTCGGATCGTCTGTCGGAGAAGGGCCGGAATACGTCAAGGCGAAAGGAGAGCCGAACGACATCGACATACTTATAAGAGAGCAGATGCCGGACGCGTCTTTCGAGTTGAAGATAGCCAGGCTTTTCCCGTCGAGAGAAATGAGGAGAAAGCTGCACTTCGTGTATTACCCAGAGGGACCGAACTGGTCGTTTCTCCCTCTATACGACCTAGTACTGAAGAAGAAGAGCAGGCTCGAAGTCGAGATCCTCGACGAACCGGACTATCAACCGTACGGATCGCTAACGAAGGCGAGAATCAGACCGGGGAAACCGTTCGGGCTCATGAAGGCGAGGACAGGATACCACAAAGGAGAATTTTTCCTCCTCGATTCATTGTGGGACCTCTGGGCTCGCGGGATAATAGAATCCGGTGACAAGATCGCGATCGAGCCTAAATTTGACGGGATCAGGCTTTCGATCCATAAGGACGGCGATCGAGTTTGGATATTCACCGAGGACGCGAAGAGAGACCGCGCCTCGATAATGCCCGAAGTGGTCGAAGACGTGAAAATGATCAAGGCGAGCTCTGCGATACTCGACGGGGAGATGGTATGGTGGGAGAAAGGAAGACCAATCCCTCGACACGAAATGATCGCGATCGTTTCAGGAAAGGAACCGTTGAGCGGAGTAGATCTAAGGTATAACGCCTTCGATGCTTTGTATTTCCAAGGAGACGACCTTCAGCAACTTGAATGGTCGAAGCGTCAGGAATTCTTGAGGAAAATAATCCCTGAAAATATGCGACACTTATTCAAGGTCGAGCCGATCGTGGTGTCTAACAAGGCTGAACTCGAAAATGCTTTCAGAAAGGCGAAGCAGTATCCGGGATCGGAAGGAGCGATGTTCAAGGCGACGAAGGGGATCTATGAATCGAACGGAGAACCGAGAACGGCGTCGTGGGCGAAGCTGAAGCTGGTCAAGGAGATAAAGGTCCAAGTGATCGGGGTCCGGAGGAAAAAGCCATCGGCAATCGCGGAGAAGCCCTCTGAAACATTTTTATATCGAGTCGCCTTCAAGGGGGATGACGGGCTGGTCCCGATCGAGAGCGAGTCTAAAATTACCCCGAAGAAGCTCGAAGAAGAGAAGGAATGGAAGATGGCCAGTGGTTGGGAACGGACCGATGGCTATTCATACGGGAAGACCTACGCGACGAACGTTAAGGCCGAGCTCGGCGACATAATCACCGTCATTCCGATAGGAATCCGAAGCTGGATCGGGGAAGACGGGGAAGAGCATTATTCGTGGATGTTCCCAATAGTGAAGGAGGTCGACAAGACGAGGGACGAGCCGGATGACTTAAAGGACGTCGAGAAGATAATCGCGGCCTCGAAGCTCCAAAAGGCGATCGGAGAAAAACTCGACGGGAAACCGGAAGACGAACCGACGAGGGAAGAGCAGATCGCGATCGCTGAGGGGAAAAGAGGCGACTGGTACATGGTCGAGCAACCGAAGGGAAAAAGTTTCGACTTCGTCGCGATGCATCATATGAGAGGAATTTTAACCCCGGATCGAACGAGCGAGGTGAAGAAGTTTTTTTCCGGAATTAGCGAATGGGACCAGACTGCGGTCAACAAGGTATGGAGGGACTCCGGGCTTAGCAGGCTGATCGTTCCGATGTCAGAATTGAAAGAGAAGGCGAGATCTATTCAGAACGAGGGCGGCAACGTCGGGGAAGTGATCTCCGATTCCTTTCAAGGTTCCCCGCCACAAAGCAAGGAAGAGTACGAGTCGTGGCTGAAGGACGACGAGATCGTCATGAGAGGAAACGCCCACGTAGATCTCAGGATGAGAAAGCCAGACGAAAATTCTTTGATTGGATGGACCCTCGACACTCCCGGGGCGATAATCCAAAGATACTCTGATCCGGGAAAGATAGAGTTCATACTGAGAGATAAGTTTTTCGAGAACATGGAGAAGGACAACATAGTTTCGCAGAAGAAAGCGGAGCAACCACTCTCCTGGCTAACGGTCGTTTCTCCAGAGAAAAAGGAATACTGGGCTCCGCCGGGTTGGGTAGGAGGAACGGAGAAAACCGCCGGACTCTTCCACTTCATGGATAGAGGGAGGGTGGTTTACGGAAACCAGAAGTCGGACTATCACGAATACTTTCTGTTTTTCGAAAAGCTGAAAGGCTTGAACGGAAGATGGGGCGTTCAGCAAATAGCCGGCGACTACGAAAAAGCCCCTCCGATCTTCTGGATGACGAACAGGCCGCCAGAGCAGAGACCTTACATCCTCACCCACGACAAGGAGGAGGAAGAACAGAAAGCGAAGAAGGAAAAAATAGAGATGATCTGGAACGAGAACACGATACCGACGCTCAAGGGATTCGGGTACGAAGATCTCGACGAGGAAGAAATTGAAAAAAGCGTTCGAATAATCAAGGTAGACGACGAGAAGAGGATCGTTACCGGAGCGGTGTTGAAGCCGAGGATCGAGGATCTTCAGGGAGATACGATCTCTGCCGAAGAGATCGAGGAGGCCATGATATACTGGATGATGAAGGGTGGAAAAATCGGGCTCGACCACGCTCAGATCGACAATGATGGAAAGAGGTTTAAGCTGATAGAGTGCTACGTCGCCCCGCAAGACTTAAAAATAAACGACGCGAACGTCAAGAAAGGAACCTGGATAATCTCGGTAAAAGTCTTGGACGTGGAAGTCTGGAGGATGATAAAGGACGGCGAGCTCCGGGGATTCTCCATGAGTGGTTGGGGAAGGCGAAGCTAATGCTGAACTTGACAAAGGTATCATCGGAGTCGTGTAATAGAAGAAGAGGAAGAGGAAGGAGGCGAGATAATGAAAAAGGATAAGAAACCGAAAACCCTCAGCGACGTGAGACCGGAAGAAGTTTCAATCGTCGATCATCCGGCCATAGAAGACGAGTTTTACCTCAAGAAAAATTTCAGACCGCCAACTTCCTCCATCGTGAAATCAGAGGGCGGGCTTCTCCAGCCGCTCGGCGGTCTTTGGGTTCAGGCCAAGATAACCGACGAGGAAATGAAGAAGAAGATCAAGGAAGGTTACGTCGCCGCGTTTTCCTGGGCTGGAAGGCCGGCACTCGAAATCCTCCGTTGGATAGAAGGATTCGGCTGTAAGTCGACCTTGAAGAAGATCCATCGGCTCCTGGATATTTCCGTGGTAACTACCCCGGCGGATCTCAACGCTGAGTTTTCGCTCACGGATGAGGCAGAAGGGATAATCGAGGGCTACGTTTCCACCGATACCGAAAATTACTACTACGAGGTAATCGAACCGGACGCTTTCCGGGAAGCGATGCTCATCTATATGACCAAGGCGCCGAAGGGGACGATCTTCTACAATCATGATCGTGATGTTCCGGTCGGGAAGATTCTCGATTGGAAAATCATAGACGATGAGAAGAAAGGAGGTGAGAAGGAAATGGAAAAAGAGGACAAGAAGGAGATGATCGGGCTCGACCTCGAAGAACTCGAAAAGACCGAGGGAGGCGAGGACAAGAAAGAGGGTGAAGATCCCGGGAAACCGGATGGAGACGGTGCTTCCGGGGAAGATCCTGAGAAGGAAAAAGAGCCCGAGGGGGATTCTCCGGAGAACGCCGAAGAGGAGAAGGTCGAGAAGGAAAACGACTACGGCTATCCGTCCGCAGATGAGATGAAGATGGTGGACGGACTCCTCAAGGCCCTCGCCGGGATCGCGAAGCAGATCAATGACCTTATCTACTCCTACACTCCCAAGAAGAGTGAAGGAGGAGGCGAGGAAGATCAGAGATCGGCTCAAGATCCCGACGGAGATGGTTCCGCGATCGCGAAGTTCGTCGAGAAGTTGGACGAAGTTCTTTCTTCCGCGAAAAGCTCGAGCGATCATTCGGAGCAGATCAAGGCCCTCCAGAAGTCGATAGAGGAGTTGAAGTCAGGGCTCCCGATCAGGAAGGGACTGAAGGAGGCGAAAAAGAGGGACGGCGAAGAGGAGGAATCCATCGCGAAATCGGAGGAATACAAGAAAGCCGATCGCCACGGGAAGATCAGACTCCTCGCCGAGCAAGCCAAGAAGCAAGGAAAAAGTCTCGGCGATGCTATGAGGGGAGTTTAATCGTCGGCTTACCGAGGCCGCCAAAGGCCCGATAAATCGGAATCGAATCTTGCCCCGATCCTGGAACCGGGAGGGGTAGAATAAACCGGAAGCATTTAACGAAGTACGAACCGAAAGAAGGAGGGAAAGAAAATGGATCCAAGAAGGGAACGGCTGGAGAAGGCCCTTACGGCCTCAGGCGCTCCTTTTATCGAAGAGGTCGATCGGATCGTCCAGGAGATGGTGGAGTACAAGAATCCGCTCCGGCAGAACTTGCCGAGGAAACCGGGTTCCGGTGACGGATACCATCTCTATCGGAGAACCGCTTCGACTTCCGGCTGCGCGTTCGTGGTCGATACGCAGGACTTCGGATCTTACGAGGCGACCGGAGCATACGGGAAGGTCAGCTTCCCGTACCGGATCCTCGGAGGCCAGGCCAAAGTAACCACGCTCGCTCAGGCGCAAGGCCGGACCTTCGCCGACCTCTTCGAGCAGGAGCTCGAATCCAAAACTCGCGAGTTCAAGAACTGCGAGGAAAAGTACATCATCCAGGGTGACTCGACCGTGACCGGTCAGTGGGACGGACTGGCGAAGCTGATCCCAGCTGCCCAGACCCTGTGGGCCCACGATACCAACTACGTCGGGAACCTCACCCTCAACAAGATGGATCAGTCCATCGATCAGTGCGCCTTCGAGCCTGATCTGATCATAACCTCGAAGGCGGGACGGAGAGCTCTTAATTCTCTGCTCGTCGCGAACCAACGGTTCGTAGACAGAACGGAGATCCAGGGCGGATTCAGGGTGATGACTTACAACGACATCCCGGTTCTCGCCTCGACCAACGTACCGAACACGCTTCGGTACGACGAGTCGGGCAAGCGAATCATAAGCTGGACCGGCGGAACTTCGACCGCGTTCTTCTTCGTCGATACCGAATACTTCTTCATGGGGATCCTGAAGGAGCTCGGGGTCGTGCCACTGGCGATCACCTCGTCTCAGTTCGAGGCCTTCGACATGTACGCGTTCGAAACCACGGTCATGCTGAATTACCTCGCTTGCTCCATGCTCCTGGGAGTCGTTCCGAAGTAAGGATGAAGCGGCCAGGGGAGGAGGCAGCCGGTTCTTCGCAGGTGCCGGCTGCCTCCCCCCAATTTTAAAAGAAGGAGAGGAGGAACGGCGATGGGTAAATTCAAACTGAAGGACTCGCTCGAGAGAGAGATCTTCAGAATGAACTCATACGAGGAAGGGCTCCTCGAGTCAGAGAACGGATTCATCGAGTGCGAACTTCCGGAGACAGTGGAGAAATTGAAGGAGGCTGGGTTCAAGATCGTTGGAGAAATTCAGACGGAGCCGGCCGTCCTCGAGGCGAATCGCGTTAGCAAGCCGAAAAGGAAGCCTGGCAAGAAGGCCTCCAAGAAATCATGGAAGAAAATCCTCCCGCCGAAGTCGAGGAGGAGATAATCAATTGGTTCTATTTAAAAGGCCGGAAAAGGCCGTAGCAAACGGGGGAGAAAATGATAGATTTACTTTACGTCACCCATGGCAGGATCGACTTGACTAGGACGACCCTGCCGAGACTTCTCGAATACGATGAGTTCCAGGTCACTGTTTTCAATAACGCATCGACAGACGGGACCGGAGAATTTCTAAAGGACATTTCCGCTAAAAAGAATTTCACCCTCCTCACTTCAGATAGGAATCTGAATCTTAGCATGATCACGAAGAATTTCTGGTTCTCTTCCGATTCAGAGTTCGTCGCCAAAGTAGATAACGATATACTCCTCCCGGAATCGAAGGAATGGATTAATCGATTCGTTGATACCTTCGGAAGGATGAGACGGCTCGCGGTCGCCGGGCTTTTCCATTTTGACTTTCCGAAAGAAAGAGAAAAGGAGCTCGCCACCCTGGAAACGAACGGATTGATTATCCAAGAATACGTCGGAGGGAATTACGTCGCAAGAAGAAAAGCAGTTGTTCATTCGAGGCTCGGAGGATACGGGCTATGGGGTTGGACGGAAGCACAGATTGAAATTAGAAAGAAGGGATGGCTCATCGGGTATCCATGGCCGCTCGTTCGAGTCCTTCACTTGGAAAGCGGAAACGAGGACCATGAATTCAGGATAAGGAGAGGATTCGGACTAGAGAAGGCGAGACGTTTCGACAAAGAAGATCAACGCTGGTTCTTCGGAGAAAGGAGGATATGTGATGGACCTACCTAAACATAGAACGAAATACGTTCTCTACGACCCGACCACGCCAGAACTTTGCGACCGAGAATATACCGGAGACGAAACCGTTCCGGTGATTCATGGATTCGCCTTCGCGGATACTGACCTGGCCTGCTCGTATCTTCAAAAGATTAGGAATTATCAACTGATCAGGAATCCTGATGAGAGGGAACGAATTTTCGTAGAAATTCTCGGCCTTGATCCGATCTCGAAATCAGATCCGAAAAAATCGGAGCGATCGGAAACCACCGACGACAAGGAAGGAGAGGAGGGCGAAAGCGAGGCCGGAGACGTCGATCCCGAATACGAGAGGCTTACTGATCTCAGGGACCGGATCAGGGAACACTTAGCAAGGAAGAAAAAATCTATCTCAAAAATGAGATCGTTAGCTTCCGAAGCCGGTATTCCCGACGCGGAGGGATTAGACTACGAAGCCTTGATCGAAAAATTAGAGGAGGCCTCGAGGTAAAATGGGAAACTTAATCACCCTCCAGGAATTCAAGGACTACGCCGGAATCTCGGTAGATACCTGGGATAACCAGATAACGGCCTTGATTCCTGGCATCTCCAAGATGATCGAGTCGTACTGCCAGAGGATATTCGGAGAAGTGAAGCAAGTGACCGAAAGACTGGATATCGGGGAGAGTCAATCGAAAATCCTCCTTTACTATTATCCGTTAAACTCGGTCGGATCAGTCCACGACGATTGCGCGTACGACGAAAACGGGGACTTGTTAACCGGGAGTCTCTTGACCCCGAACTCAGATTACCTAATCTATCACAGGATCGGCGAGATCACGAGGGCTGCCGGATTATTCTTTACCGAAGGACACCAGAAGGTTCAAGTAATATATGAGGCTCTTTCCGCGATAGTCCCGGAAGACGTGAAGCTCGCGGCCTGCCGGCAATTATCGTACGTCTGGAGGTCTGCCGGTGGAGGAGAGGGAAAAGAGAGCGAAAAGATCGGAGACTATTCTTATAAAAATTCAGCCAAGCTCATGGAGGACGGGATCCTCGGCATCGTGAAAGAGATCCTCGCGTATCATAGGAGGATCTTGACTTGAGGCATCTCCTGAATACCACATTCGAGCTTCGGCGAAGGACTAGCGTAATCATAGCCGCTCAGCCGGCTTCTTCCGTTTTATCCATATTAAGAGATCCCGACCAACCAGCTTCTCTATTATTGAAGCTAACCGGCGCTAGCCAAGGAACCGGAACCGTATTTCTTTGGGGTTCTGATCCAGATGGATCGTATCAGAGAGAGGAAATAATATTCACCGAGAATGGAATAAAGCAATCCGAGTTGCGGTATTCATCCATCGCCGGGGCGACTACTTCTGGCTTTGACGATGAGTTGACAGTCGGGACTATCGAGGCAAACGCGGTTACCCCTTCTGGCGAGCCGGTATATGATCTTGCTACGATCGCCCAGAATATACCTGGGAGATTTAACGATTTGAGGGGAGAGCTCGAGTACGGAGTCCAAGGAGAATTTCCGAACGCAACTAAAAAGCTATTCGCCCAATTCGAATCTGCTAGCTTTTTATCCGGCGATTACGTCGGGTCAGACGCAGACGGTTGGTACAAGGTAGTTCTTCCGAAAAAATTCGCTGGCCACGTAGACCAGCACCATTGGGAACTTCTTCTAGAGGAGTTCCACTTCTAACGCCGCGAAGGCGAAAAAAAGAAGGAGGAGGGAAGGAAATGATAAGCGTAATAATTCCGACGTGGGAAGAATTGATGTTCACGGCACAATGCTTGTCGTCTCTGTTTAAGGTTGTACCGGAAGATTCTGAGGTGATCGTGATAGACAACGGATCTCTCGACGGAACGGTCGGATATTTAGAGGACCTTTCCAGGATCGAAAAGAGATTGAAGGTCGTGAAGTTCTCTGAAAACAAGGGGTTCGCTCCAGCGATAAACGAAGGGATCAGAAACTCTTCCGGATCGGTCGTGGTGATCGCGAACAACGACGTTTTATTCCCGGACAAAACATTCGAGCGCCTCCTGGACTGTTTAACACATTCGGAAACGTTGCTCGGACTTAAAAAGGTCGGGGCGGTCGGTCCGATAAGCAACAAAGCCGCTGGGGTTCCAAATGAACAATTCCAGGGATCTCAAACCTTCGAAAACGTATCGAAGTTCGCCGAGATGATTTTCTCCAGATCGAGGGGGGAATGGAGGCAGGTCGGGTTTCTAAGCGGGTTCTGCCTCGCGATGAAGCGGGAATTCCTCGACGACGTCGCCATGATCGACAAAGGCCCTGTTCAATTCTTCGACGAGATCTTTATCCCGGGAGGATGGGAGGATAACGACCTGGCTATCAGAGCAGCGGAAAAAGGATGGGCACTAGTGAACGCCGCGGATACCTTCGTGTTTCACTTCGGATCGAAGACAATATCGAAGTTTCCCCACTTAAGGCTTGGAACCGCCAACCGAGATGTTTTCTATCGGAAGCATAGAAGACATGAAGTGAAAAATGAAAAGGTTCTAATTTATTACGACGGCGAAGAGTTCCCGATCAGGTCCATAGACGAGATCGGGACATTAATAACCGCGAAGGATTTGAGGGAGCTTGACCCCGGGGCTCAAGATCTTCCCTCTGAAAGGAGGAGCCTAGCGTACGAGTACGCGATCAGAGAATCTTATGCCTGGATGATCGGGATTCTTCGGGATGAGATTCCGGAGGTGGAAAGGTTGAAAGAGGTAATGGAGAGGATAAAGAAGAATCCGAATCCTGAGGCGAAGGGATACCTCGTTCCAATCATCCCGATGTTTGACCATGACTTAGCGAGGAGGGACTTCCCCTGGTCGGCTCTCACCGGTCTCAGGATAATGCGGGTCGAACCTGGTCTCTCGTTTTCATTCGAGCCGAGAGATATAATCTTCGAGATTCTCCCGAACGTTCCGTCATGGAACAGGAGGTACTGCGGGGTGAGATTCTTCGACCATAGGTTCGAGAGGCCGGATTGGAAAGAGGAAATGATCAACCAGGCCTCTCGTTACGGGAACCCGGAAGTTATTCTCCAACTTGTTTACGACGAGAAACCACCCGGGCTCACGAAAGTCGAGCCGGCCGAGATCTCATTATCGATGCTGCTCGGAGACGGGGAGGCCGATAATATTCTCGAGTTCCTCGACCCTCTCTCTTACTTGGTGGATGAGATCGTGATCGGAGATACCGGATCGAAGGACGGGGGGAGATCAATCATAGAAGAATTTTATCATTGGGTGAAGTTAGCGAACGTCCCTTTAGACGACGACTTCGCCGGGGCGAGGAACAAGGTGAAGAGTCTTTGCTCGAAGCAATGGATTTTACACCTCGATTGGGACGAGACGATGAATCCAGGAGACGCGGCCCCGCATGAATTTAGAGAGATATTAAGGATGACGGAGATGAGAGCCCACGCCTATACTTTCGAGGTGGTGAATTATCACAGGATGGGGGATATGTTCACCACGGATTCGATCAGGCTCTTTAGGAATTCCCCGAAGTTCTTTTATAACGGGCGGGTCCACGAGAGCTTCGACAAAGCCATGCTCGCTTGGGGGCCGGAATTCCATCTCATGAAGGCCCCGTTCCGAATCCATCATCTCGGATTCGTCAAGGGGAGAGATCGGATCGCGAGCAAACTTTCCACGTACGAACGACTCTGTAAGCTGGACATACAAGACGACCCGAAGAGTCCGAAGGGTTACTATAATCTCGCCCTCCACTACCTAAACGACGGGCATCCGAAAGAGGGCGTTTCTCTCCTTAGAAAATCCCTCGAGGTTGAACCAAGATATTGGCTGGCGAGGAAGGAGCTCCTTCTCTGGTATCTGAGAGAAGCGAAGCACCACCTCGATGAAGTCATGAGGAACATACCGGAGAACCATTGGTTCTTTAGGATCGCGAACGAATGGCGTAATTGGTTGGAAGACAAGACCGGAGATCCAACCGGGGTATAAGATGTCGCCGGTATTAGAAGCATCTATCGGGGGAATTCAGATTACGGTAACGAACCTTTACCGAATACCGGATTACGTCGGCTCGGCTTTGAAAGAAGCGATCATTCAAGGAGCGAAGATTTTGGACAAGGCTGTCAAGAAAAATACTTCTCTCACTGATCATACCCTTAGACAGCTCGCCGACATGGGTCACCCGTACGCGAAGAAGTGGGGCCCGGCCGGACGACAAATTCACTCGCCGTACTATCAGGTTCACAAGCAATCGGGAAGCCTTTTTTCTGCCTTGTATTTTCACGATATCGAAGGAGCTGGAATCTATAGTTTCGCCCACGTGGTCGGGGTAAACCTCGCGATCGCCCCTCACGCCCTCTACGTTCACGAAGGAACAGACGTCATGATTCCGAGGCCATTCCTGAGGGCTACTCTGAGGGACAACTATCCGAAAATACAGAGTAAGATCTTCAAGGTGATGGGCGCTAGAAGGACTTGGGCAGCGATAGCGATGAGGATGGCGAAGTAATGAGGGAATTGAAGGAAGCCCTTAGAAAGGCGATCATCGGGACGACAGAGGTTAGATCATTGATCGGCGACCGCTTCTATCCCGGACACCTCGCGAAGATTCCGAATCCGGTTTATCCTTGCGCCTGCTTCTCAGTAGACGGTGGAAATCCAGATCCAGATATGCCGCCGATAAGCATGCCGACGTTCAACATCTGGGTTTATTCTAAGAACTCTTTCGATGAATCATGGAGGATTTACGAAAAGATCAAAAAAGCCATTCATCATTCTTTGGTCTCCACTACCGAAGGAAGGTGGATAACGAAGGAGGACACTAACCCCTTCGAGGTCTACGATGATATCGGGAAAATTTATTTCATTTCCGCCGGATGGCGGGCAGGAGGAATCGTGTCATGAGTCAAGAGAATGAAAACCGAAAGCAGATGAACGGATCCTTCTGGAATTGCTCGTTCTGCGGGAACCGCCTCGGTTTCTGCTCTCCAGATCGACAGCAAATGAGAATAAAATCCCACGACGTATATTTCGTTTTGACTCAGAACGGGATCGAGGCGACCTGCCGAAACTGTTCGAAGTTCATAACGTTGGATAAGAAGGATGTTGACTCGAAGAATTGGTGGTTATGTCCGAATTGTCGGCGGAAGCTCGGGCACCTGAATGAGGAGGGAGGAGAAGTAAGCATAAAATATAAAGACCTTTATCTTTTCTATTCGACTTCTTATATTAGAACTTTATGCAAGGTTTGTGCTTCACTTAACGAAGTTTCGTATGGATGATATACTCTAGATAGAAAGGAGGTGATAAACCATGGGTGGATGGAACGTACCGAACTACGAGAGGCAGCGGTTCTCTCTAGGTCCAGGGGTGGTCTATCTCGGCATCGCCGGCTTGACCCCGACGGTTGACGTCGGGGGCCAGAGGTCGGGAATGGTTATCGAGCCGGTCTCGGAAAACGTCGACATAGACCAAGGAAATCCGGCGATGACGGTGGAGACTTTTTCGAGACTCCAGAGCGTGATCGCCAGGTTTACCGATCTCGAATGGAATCCTGGAAGAATGGCTCAGGCTCTCGGGGCAGGGCTCAGCGAAGGC